CAGATGTGATAGTTGACAGGCTCGACCTTCTGGGAAGTAAGAATGAGCAGTCGAACGAACCGGCAGAGAGTGGCTTTATGGATATCCCTGAGGGGATAGAGAATGATTTACCGTTTAACTAGGAGGTGGAGAGATGGAACACACAGGAAAGAGAGTAGATGTGCACACGGTAAGGTCGGATATGTGCCACTGCGTATATATCACAACACGAACAACAAGTAAGAACGACCAGCTGATGATATCGGAGGTCACGATATACACCGAGGATGACAAGGAGCTTCTTGAGGTACTGAAGGAGCTTAAGAGCTACACAGAGGAGTGCATTAAGGAGATTGAGGATGAAGAGAGTACTGCCGATGATACTGATAGTAATTAGCCTTGCTGTCGCTGTCACTGGGCTCGTATGCGTGCTCAAAGTGGATAAGGCGTATAAGTCTGAGGTTGCAGACTTAGAAACCGAAAATGAGCTTCTGAGGGGCGATATCGAGTATCTGAGAGCGTCTCTCGGAGATGCCTACAGCGAGAACATACGGCTCGGGAACCGTCTTGATGATACTGTGACAGAGCTTCAGTATATGGCGGATACGGTCGATAGCTATGCAGTAGAGTTAGAGGGTGTAAATTCAGAAATTTACAACCTACTCACAGCACAGGCTGAGCTGCTCGAGTGTTCGCCAACGTACTCGTATCAAGGAGTATACACGCTGACTGGCTATACAGCCACAGGTAACAAGACGGCAAGCGGTACCGTACCCAGTGCCGGACGGACAGTCGCAAGCAACTACTTTGCAATGGGTACAAAGTTATACATCGAAGGTGTAGGAGTACGGACAGTCGAGGACACCGGGGGGATGACTGATAATGTGATAGATGTATTCATGAACAGTGAATCAGAGTGCTACGCGATAACAGGTAGCAGAAAGGTATGGGCGATTAGATGATATGGAGTAAGTACAGCCGAGAGGTACTCGAAGAACTACTCGACCTCTTGTGGAATGCTCAGGATGACAAGGCTAAGAAGGAACTCATCTGTGAGCTTGTGATGATTAACAACGAGTTGGAGAAAAGGGAGGTGATTAAGAGTGATACTTAAGACTACGAAGGGCTCACTTATCAACGCAAAGTATATAGTATCTACTGATATATATGACTACACGCGGAACGGCAATACATGGCATAAGCTTGCGGTGTCGCTGACAAATGGTGACCAGTACACAGTTATCAATACTATGAACTATGACGATATTCAGTGGTTCTATGACGTACTTATGACCAAGTGCATGGACGGTGACGAAGTAATTGATGTCGGCTTGGAGGTAAGACGAAGGGATGAGCAGTGACGATATAACACAGGCATACACATCGATAGTAAGCACAGTGACAGTCATGTGGCATAAGAGGATATATGACGGAGAGAAGGTATCACTTGGAACGTGCATACTCTACGCACTCTTTAATATGAGCCTTCGAGACGATGACCAGCTTACTATCGGTGAGCTTCTGGACATGACGCGAGACATAGAGGACTGGATGGAGGAGAACAGGTGACAGCAAAGGAATATCTGTTACAGATTAAGAAGCTGAAGGGCAGTATCAAAAGACTTGAGGAGACCAGAGACAACATAGTAGTTGTCTCTGGCATTTCCTATGATGGAGAAAGGGTAGACAGTACACTCACTCCGGACAACGTGCATAACATAGCCATGAAGCGTATGGAGATAGTCCGTGAACTGACGAGGGATATATCGAGATACCAGGCTATCGTGCCGGTGATAGTGAATCAGATAAATGACATGGATAAGGGGGAGCATGCAGAACTGCTATACCTCAGATACGTGAAGGGGATGAGTTTGTTCGAGATATCAGAGCAGATGTCCTTTAGCTATGGCAGAATAAAGCATATGCACGGTGAAGCTCTGCAGGAGTTTTATAAAAAATATAAAGAATTTATAAAAAGTAATTGACATAAGGTTAACCTTATGATATAATGTATTCAGAGTTGAGATAGAACTCAACTACTTTTTGAAGAAAGGAGAAAAACAGATATGAGCAAGGATGATAATTCAGAAACTAAAAAGTCCATCAAGAAGCGCCTGCTGAGTGCCTTGATAGACTTGATAGTTGGAATAATACTTCTCATCATAGAGAAGTTGATTTCCTAAAAAACATTCTGACTTAGTCAGCGGGGGGCGAAAGCCCCTGACTGATAAGAATATAACATTCGGACTCATATTTGTAAAGACAAGATATGAAGGATAGCATACATTTTCTGGCGGTGTACTTCATAGCAATAGGGATTGTTAAGCTCATAATCGGTATTGCTTTGAGTATCAAGTATGGAGAGAAGTAAGGAGAAGCGTAAGATGCCTAAAGGTAACCCAGGACGGCAAACCATAGCTACAGAGAAGTACCAGAAGAAAGCAGGTTACAAGGTTAAGGCTTTCAAGCTTAAAGGTGATGTAGCTGAGAGGTTTGCGGAAGCTTGCGACACGGCAGGAGTCAGTCAGGCGAGCAAGATAACAGAACTTATGCAGCAGTTTATAGACGAAGTGAACAGGAAGTAGTACCGGGAGGGTGTCGTGATTATACGGCACCCTTTTGGCATATAGCACAAGTTAGCACCTTTTAGCACCTTTCAGTGTGCTATTATAGTATCGTGGTACAGGAGAGATAGATACGGCATAATACCTCCCATGATTTTATTACTACCATTATTTGCACCCCCAAACGAAGGAGCCCTCTACATAGCGGAGGGCTCCTATCATTATGCCCTGATGCAGGAGAGATATGGCAAAGAACAACAGACCGGACAGAGATGGTACACACCGCCGAGTATTCGAACGGAATAAGAAGAAGATATTTGCAACACAAACAGTGTGTGGGATATGCGGAAGACCAGTCGACTTTACACTGGACTACCTTCATCCTATGGCTCCATGTATTGACCATATCATTCCGATAGCGAAGGGAGGACATCCGTCTGACCTTGACAACTTACAGCTGGCACACAGGATGTGTAACAGACAGAAATCAGACAAACTGATAGAGATAACATTTAATGATATGACAACAGAGGGAACGGTGAATAACAGAGATTTACCACAGTCAGCAGACTGGAGGACGTTTTAAGGGGGCATGACTACCGTGCCGCGTGCATGCTCTGGACTTCGGCCGTGACTGTGACAATTTCTCGCTAAAAATAAGGAGACTCAAATGAGTGAACTGTATGGAATCGAATATCTGCGAAACAAACTGTCGCTAAGACAGACCAGAGTTCGACTCAGATATAAATACTATGAGATGAAGGACTATAGACCGAATAACGTGGAGCTGATGCCCGCAAGGCTGAGATTTCAGTATGTAAGCACGTGTGGATGGTGTGCAAAGGCAGTCGATTCACTTGCAGATAGGCTTTGCTTCAGAGGCTTCGATAATGACACAGCTGCCATATCGGATATATTCAGGCTGAATAATGCCGATACGTTCTTTGATTCGGCTATTCTGTCAGCTCTGATAAGCTCGTGTGCCTTCGTTTATATCTCAAAGGATGACGAAGGATATCCAAGACTCCAAGTCATAGATGGTTACAATGCAACAGGGGTGCTTGACGAGACAACAGGAATGCTGAAGGAAGGATATGCAGTACTTGAGAGAGATAAGCATCAGAAACCTGTTATCGAAGCATACTTTGCTCCGGGATATACAACCTTTTACGATAAGCGTACAGAGAATGAGTGGACAATTACATATCCGTCCAGATACCCGATGCTCGTGCCGATTATATATCGCCCTGATGCCAGGAGACCCTTCGGGCACTCCAGGATAAGCAGAACGTGCATGTATCTGCAGCGGTATGCAAAGAGAACACTTGAGAGGTCGGAGATATCTGCCGACTTCTATTCATTTCCACAGAAATATGTTCTCGGACTGTCAGACTCAGCCGACCATCTCGATTCATGGAAGGCAACTATGACATCGTTCCTGAGGTTTGATAAGGATGAGGACGGAGACAAACCTACGGTTGGCAGTTTCAACACTAACTCAATGACTCCGTACAATGAGCAGCTGAAGATGGCTGCAGGGATGTTTGCAGGAGAAACAGGGCTTACACTTGATGACCTCGGATTTAGTACAGGTAATCCGGCAAGTGCCGAGGCTATCAAAGCATCACATGAGAGCCTGAGGCTCACAGCCAGGAAAGCACAGAGAACATTCGGCAGCGGATTCATAAATGTCGGACTTATAGCGGCAAGCCTGAGGGATGACTTCCCTTACAGACGTGATCTGATAGCAGACACAGTTGCTATGTGGGAGCCGATATTCGAGCCGGATGCGGCTATGCTCTCGAGTATCGGAGACGGAGCTATAAAGATAAATCAGGCAATACCGGGATTCTTTGATAAGGATACCCTCAGAAACCTGACCGGAATAGACGGAGGAGAAGATGTCGGAGGATATAGCACCGGAGCTTCTGGAGAAGCTTCAGGAGGAGTTCCGGAGACAATATAATAATAGTGCCAAGATTAAGAATCTCACCGCGCGGATAAATAAAGGTGGTACCTACGAGGATGCAGAGAAGTATTCACAAGCAGTCGGTGCACTCCTTAAAGTCATATTCTTAAGTTTGAGTGGTGATGAACTCCCTGACGGCATGATGTATTGGAATATAGCGACGAGAGTCATACTGCCGATACTTGAGCAGTCTTATGGACTGTCGGCTACTGCATGTGAGACTGTGCAGAATCATCTGAATGCAGAGGCAGGTATATCACTCAAGGCGGTGGTACCTGAATTTGAGGATGATGCCGCAGAAGGCATCATGAATCTTGTCGCATCAGATAAGTATGAGAAGGTAAAGAGCCGGTTTGCAACGGCATCTGAGACCATGATAGCAAAAGTCGCTGATAGGTCTGTAAAAGAGAATGCTGATTATCAATATAATTCAGGCATGAGTCCTAAGATACAACGTATCCCTGTTGGTGGATGCTGTGAGTGGTGTCAGAAGCTCGGAGGTACGTATGAATACGAGGATGTCAAGAATACCGGCAACATGGTCTTCCGAAGACATGCTAACTGTGGTTGCCTCGTGGTATATGTGCCTGTAAGCGGAAAGAAACAGGATGTACATAGTATTAGAGAATATGAGAGCAATGACGAAGTCAGGGCAGAGATGCAGAGGAGAGAGGCTCAAAGCAAGGAAGAACGGAAGGCGGAACGTGAACGGCTCGCTGAGATACAAAAGGAACGAAGCCGTCTAATCAAGAATGCTAATGCAAGAAGGCGGTATCATGAGAAGAAGGGCATGTCTGCTGAGGAGATTCAGGAGAAGTATGGGCAAAGACAAGCTACTAGGAAAATACAAAAGAAAGGTGAATCATCAAATAGAGATATTGAAGGCAGTTCAAAAGATGATATAATTAAAAAAATCAAAGAAGATACGAGTATAATTTCAGAACATACTCCGAGTGAATTAAAAGAATTGATTGTTGAATCTGGGTATGATGTTGTTCCACTTAGTAGGGGTAGACATAAGGGGCAATCATTTGAAGATGGTGGTGGTTATAAAACCGTATTTAACGGGAATGAATTGCTTGAGTATCATCCGTCGGGAGGACGGCATAATAACGGAAAAGAGTATTATAAAATCAGTTCATCAGAGAGAGGGGTAATCTGGTATGACGAAAACGGAAATGAAATCGATAGACGAGACAATAGAAAGAAAGATTAGAAGCATAAAAGAAGCGTTATCTCAAAGATTTCAGAAAATAGATATATATGGCGATGAAATTTATGTTTTGGATTCTGGATTTTCGAGACTTTCATATTTGCAAAAGCTTAATTGCGTTGTGATGGAATATGCCGAGTCGGAAGAATATTTAGAAAAAAATATGTTTGAAGACGGCGATTTATATGAGTTAGATATGGAAGTAGATGAAATAGTAGATGGGCTTTGTGTAGAAATGGGAATGTCGAGCAAATAGGTAGTGAATTGGTTGTTGCGAAAACACTGCAGAGGCGATGCTTTTCTTATGAAGAGGATTAAGAAAGAGGATTTTTGAGTGAAATTAGTAAGGAAAAACACATTATCCGTTGATGGCAAGGTGTATATACATGGTCTATATGATAAGCCGAGGGTTTGTCCTTACTGTGGTATAGGCATAGATGCTGTGCCGGTTAAGGCTGAACACTTTCCATATGACACCAACAATGATGCGGTTGTAGTCGTGATGAGATGTACGGACTGTGATAAGAAGTTTATCGTTGTGTATGTCAAAGGACGCTATAACCAGTATGATTTCAAGACGATAATTCCAATCTCTGAGCGTGACGATATGCCGGAGGTGCTTGAGAGGGTAAGTAAGAGATTTGTTGAGATTCACAAGCAAGCATTTCACTCTGAGTCTGTCGGAGATACGATAGTGGCAGCTATAGGATACAGGACAGCTCTGGAGATTCTTATAAAAGACTTTGCTATCAATATACTTGAGAAAGATGAGACTGAGGTAAGGAAATTTAGCCTTGCTGACTCGATAGAGAAGTATATGCCGGCAGAGTATAAAAATGCTGCTGATGTAGTCAGAATCATAGGAAATGACTACACACATTATATAAACAGACACAATGACGTGGATTTTGATACATTCAAGAAATATTATGTCGGTGTGATGAATTACGTATCATTTCAGTATGATATGAAGAATCCACCGGTACATAGGTAAGCACTGCAGATGCGGTGCTTTTTTAGTGGAGGTAGGTATGGCAAGAGAGAAGATTACCGAAGTAAAGATATTGACAAATATCAAGGATGCAACAAAGAAAACTGAATGGAGCAGATAAGAAGAGGAAATCAGAATCCGACAGTAAGCAGAGTACTGCCATACTTAGAGACAGATGGTGAGGAGGCAGTTGATCTCTATAACAAGACCGGTAGGACTGCGCAGGAGTGGCAGGCACAACTTCTATATGACATTCTGGGTAAGAACGGTGACGGACTGTGGACTCATACAAAGTTCGGATGGTCGGTGCCACGTCGTAATGGTAAAAGTGAGGTACTTATAGCAAGATGCCAGCACGGACTGAGGAAGGGAGAGAGAATACTCTACACAGCACACCGAACCACAACCTCACATGCACAGTGGGAGAAGCTGTGTGACCTGTTAGCTCAGTCAGGCTTTAAAGAGGGTGAGGACTATCGAACCATAAAGCAGTTTGGACTTGAACGTATCGAGATGCTGAAGACCAAAGGTAAGATTAACTTCCGTACCAGGTCATCAAAGGGTGGTCTTGGTGAAGGCTATGACCTTCTTATCATAGACGAGGCTCAGGAGTATACAGATGACCAGGAGTCAGCACTCAAGTATGTAGTTACCGATTCCAGAAATCCACAGACACTTATGTGTGGAACTCCTCCTACTCCGGTCAGCTCCGGCACGGTCTTTACGAAGTATCGAAAGGATACGGTGAGTGGCAAGCGTGATAATGCCGGATGGGTCGAGTGGTCGGTGGACAGACAGTCCGACCCTCACGATAAAGAGCTATGGTACCAAACGAATCCGTCACTTGGTACGATATTTACAGAACGCAGCATAAACGATGAGATAAGCGACGATGATATCGATTTCAATATACAGCGTCTCGGACTGTGGATAAGGTACAACCAGAAATCAGCCATCAGCAAGACTGAGTGGATGGCTTTGGCGGTGGAGAAGTTGCCGAAGCTTGAGAAGGATAGATATATCGGCATCAAGTTCGGACATACCGGAGAGAATGCGGCCATGAGCATCGCATCAAAGACGCTCGACGGCTCGATATTTGTGGAGTGTATAGACTGCCGCTCTGTAAGAGATGGTATCGAGTGGATGATACCCTTCCTGAAGAACAAGAACGTCAAGGAAGTGGTGGTAGATGGTGCAAATGGTCAACAGATGCTTATAGACCTTATGAAAGCAAATAAACTGAAAGCGCCAACACTCCCGAAGGTGCTTGAGATAGTGGCAGCATCCTCGATGTTTGAGAGTGCCATATATGCGGCATCGATATGCCACAGGGCACAGCCGGCACTCGTAAATGTTATATCAAACTGCGAACATAGAGCCATTGGTTCAAACGGAGGTTTTGGATACAACTCGATACTGATAGGAGCAGATATAGCACTGCTCGACAGCATAGTGCTTGCACATTGGAAGTGTGCGACAGCAAAGGAAAAGAAAGTACAAAAGATATATTACTGATAATAAGCACCTCACGGTGCTTTTTATAAATTTACCTCACGGCAGGGAAAAGCCGGTATAAGAAAGGAGTAATATGGCAGATTTAGAGAATCCTATTACAACACAGGAAGACCTTGACGCAATCATTTCGGAGAGGCTTAAGCGTAAGGATGAGCAGATGGCAAAGAAGTATGCAGATTATGACGACCTTAGGAAGAGCTCAGAGGAGTCGGCTGCTACGATAGCAGATCTGCAGAAGCAGCTTGACGATTTCGGAGTGAAGTCAGGAGAGTATGAGAAGCAGATAGCAGAACTCACTGCGAAGACCAAGGGATACGAGACCAACTCGGCAAAAATGAGAATAGCCCTTGAGAGTGGTCTGCCGTATGAGTTAGCTGACAGGCTGACAGGAGATGACGAGGAGTCACTCCGGAAGGATGCACAGAAGTTAAGAGGGATAATCGGAGGCACAAAGCCGAAGGCGCCCTCGAAGAGTAATGATATACCAGCAGATGGTAAGGCGGCGGCTTATAAGGAGCTGCTTAGTAGTTTGAAAGGAGAATAGAAATGGCAGTACTTGAAATGAGCGGACTTTTTCCCACTGAACTCACGAAGGAGATTTTTTCAAAGGTGCAGGGACACTCATCTATAGCACAGCTTAGTGCACAGAGTCCCATAAGCTTCACCGGCAACGATGTATTTGTATTCGGTCTTGATGACGAGGTTAACCTTGTTGCTGAGAGTGGTGAGAAGGCAGAAGGCAAGACTTCTGTAAATGTAGTTAAGATGGTACCTGTAAAGGTTGAGTACACATCGAGAGTATCAGATGAGTTTCTTTATGCTTCAGAGGAGAAGCAGATGGATATGCTCGGAGCATTTACCGAGGGATACGCTAAGAAGATAGCAAGAGGTCTTGATATCATGGCTATGCATGGTGTTAATCCCAGAGATGGTCAGGCATCATCCCTTATTGGTACCAATTCATTTGATACGAACACGGATGTTGCTTCTGTAACTTATTCAGAGAGTGACCCGGAGGCAAATATCACGGATGCCATCGCAGATATCGGTGAGTATGACCTTAACGGTATCGCAATGTCCAAGACATTCGCTGCAGCACTTGCAAAGCTCACTGTTAACGGTGTTAAGCAGTATCCTGAGCTTGGCTGGGGTGCAAATCCCGGCACAGTTAACGGATGCCCTGTGGATGTTAACTCTACAGTATCATATGTGGACGGTAAGCAGGCATATGTCGGTGATTTCAGGGATGCATTCAAGTGGGGCTTCGCCAAGGAGATTCCTCTTGAGATAATTCCTTATGGTGATCCTGACGGTCTCGGTGACCTCAAGAAGTTCAATCAGGTATGTCTCAGAGCTGAGGCATGGATTGGCTGGGCTATTCTGGTACCCGGTGCATTTGCAAGGATTGAGGCATCAACGGCTAACAAGGCTGTAAAGGCATCTAAGTAATCAGAAAGGCGGTGAGCTGATGGGTGCAGTATATGCGACACTTAAAGAAGTCACCGCACGCGTGAGTCTCACATCCTCCGAACAGGAGGTATGTGAGAGCTTACTCACGAATGCATCTTCAATGCTCAGAGTGAAAGCAAGAGAGCGTGGCTATGACATAGACGAGATGATAGCAGACGAAACAACCGGAGAGGACTATGCTCTGGCAGTTAAAGAAGTAATTATCAATGTTGTAATCAGAGCCATCAGAACTCTAAGCAGTTCAAGCTACGAGTATGGAGCAACGCAGTCTTCACAGTCGGCTCTCGGATATTCAGTATCGATGACCTACTATAACCCGGGGCAGACACTCTACTTCTTGAATAATGAGTTGAAAGCACTCGGACTACTGAGGCAGAGATATGGAACGATAGATATGTATGGAGTAGATACAGATGATAATTAGTGGCATTACAATCCAGATAGTGATTAAGGCAGAAGCCGGTACAGACGAGTTCGGAGCACCGATATACGAGGAAACCACAGAAGATGTGGAAAATGTACTCGTAGGCGAGCCTTCGACAGATGACCGGACTGAAACTTTTAATCTTACAGGGAAGTACGCTGCTTATACTCTGGCTATCCCAAAGGGTGATACTCATGACTGGGTAAATACGAAGGTAATACTTCCGGAGCCCTTCAAGGGTACATATCGGACGATAGGATATCCGACAGCAGGCATCGAGGCGATGATACCGCTTAGCTGGAATAAGAAAGTGCAGGTCGAGAGATATGGCGAAGACGAAGATTGAGATAGAACTGAATAGCACCGGCATTCAGGAAGTGCTGAAGTCGGCAGAAGTCACTAAAGAGCTTGAAACCTATGGTGAACAGATAGTCGGTAGGTGTGGGGACGGATATGCGACTGAGACGTATGTCGGTAAGACACGAGCCGCCGTCAAGGTTAAGCCAGACACTCCTCATGCCTATTACAGCAATCTTAAGCATAATACAATACTGAAGGCGGTGGGCTCATGATAGAGAAGACAGTACTTGATTATCTGGCAAGTAAGTTAACAGTGCCGGTATATATGGAGAGACCTGAGAAGCTTCCGGCAAGCTGTGTCATCATAGAGAAGACCGGTGGAAGCGGTGACAGATTCTTTAGTCAGTCTACATTTGCTATACAGTCATATGCCGAGACGCTGTACGAGGCAGCTGTGCTAAATGCTAAGGTCAAGGATGTAATGGACTATATCCGAGACGATACAGACGTAACAAGGGCGGTAAGGAATGGAGATTACAACTTTACTGACCCGGATGAGAAGAGATACAGATATCAATGTGTATATGAGATATACCACTACTAAGAAAGGATGAAAGAAATGTCAACAGTAAGTAATGTAACAGTCGCTAAGCCTAAGAAGGCAGGGGCGATATCGATAGCAGATTACGGCACGACACTTCCTACAGATGCGACATCTGCTCTCGATGCAGCATTCGAGAATACAGGCTATGTATCTGAGGATGGTGTGACTAATTCGAACTCTCCTGAGAGTGATAACATCAGAGCGTGGGGTAAGGACATAGTATATGTCATAAACTCCGCAAGGGATGATGTGTTTAAGTTCACGCTCATCGAGTCACTTAACGGCACAGTACTTAAGGCTGTGTATGGAAGTGATAATGTGACTGTAGGAGATAATGCCATCACGGTTAAAGCTAATACAGATGACCTCCCTGAGAAGTCATATGTAATCGATACAATACTCAGAGATGACACGCTCAAGAGGATTGTAATACCCAGGGGTAAGATTACCGAGGTCGGTGATATCGTCTATAAGGATGAGGAGCTTGTCGGATACGAGATAAGTGTTACATGTATGCCCGATGATGCCGGTAACACTCACTATGAGTACATCAGTACAGAGTCATCTAACAAGGCAAAAGCAGAAACTACCGAAGGTTAATCATTTAGTCCTGCCCTGCTGCATTTCTGCAGCAGGGCTTTTAATTAAGGAGAATCTATGAAAAAGATAACTACAAGCACAGGCTTTACGTGTGACATCGACGAGAATTTAAAAAACGATTTTAGACTGGCGAGAGCAGTGGCAAAGGCTGAGAGCGCCGATGGAGATGAATTTGATAAGATTGCCGGAGTTGACGAGATTGCAATAGTGCTTCTTGGCACGATAGGTAGAAAGCGACTCGAAAGACACATCATGAAGCAGCACAAGATAGTTGATTCGCAGGCATACATCACGGAGATATCCGAGATACTCACTAAGATGGGCGATGAGGATGCCGATATAAAAAACTAATTGTTCTCGGCGGTTTGCTGGCGATATCGGAGGATGCTATCATATGCGACCTTGCCGAGACGTATCATATACTTAACTTTGAGGAATATCCGCCCACCCTTATAGCAAAGCTGGTTAAAGGACTGAGACCGGATGCAAGGATATGGACTGAGAAGAGTGACATGGATATTCCGTATATGGATTTGATTAACATAGCAATATTTGACCGCCTTAACTGGCTGTGTTGGACTAAGACTAAGGATGCAGAGAAGGGACATAATCCTCCGGAGTCACTCTTGGCACGATATACGGAAGTCAAGAATAGAGACTACCAGATATTCGAGTCAGAGGATGACTTCGAGAGAAAGAGACAGGAGATATTAAAGAAATGTCAGAAATAGGAACAGCATATTTACAAATCATCCCTTCAATGAAGGGAGTCAAGGGTGCTCTGTCTGAAGGACTCGGTGATGCATCATCTGTCGGCACGTCGGTCGGAGAAAGTATAGCCGGAAAGATAAAGGGGGCAATAGTTGCTGCCGGTATAGGTACGGCTGTCACAAAGGTATTTAAGGATGCAATAGATGAAGGAGCGGCGTTAGAGCAGTCTATCGGTGGCATACAGACACTCTTTGGAACTCAGGGAGCGGATAGCGTTGAGGAGTATGCGAGCATAGTCGGGAAGACAGTGGATGAGGTTAGTGCCGACTTCGATAAGCTCAAGCAAGCCGAAGAGACCATGACACAGTATGCGAATGAAGCGTGGCAGACTGCCGGCATGTCGGCAAATGACTACAACGAACTCGTAACATCATTCGCAGCATCACTAAAGCAGAGTACCGGAGACGATTTTGAAGCACTTACCACTGCTGCGAATCAGGCTGTTATCGATATAGCTGATAATGCTAATAAGTTCGGTACGAATATGGAAGACATCGAGAATGCTTACAAGGGTTTCGCTAAGCAGAACTATACTATGCTCGATAATCTCAAGCTCGGATATGGTGGTACCAAGTCCGAGATGGAGCGACTGCTTGCGGATGCAGAAGAGATATCCGGTATCGAATATAATATAGACAATCTCGACGATGTTTATGCGGCAGTTCATGTCATACAGACTGAACTCGGAGTTACAGGTACTACGGCAGAGGAAGCGGCTGAGACATTCAGTGGTTCGTTTAATTCAATGAAATCGGCTTGGAAAAACTTGCTCGGTTTCATGGCTACAGGCCAGGATATTACTGAGCCACTGCAGGCTCTCGTGGAGTCAGCGACTACATTTCTATTCGGGAATGCTCTGCCGATGATAGGAAATGTCATCACTCAAATTCCGCAAATGATAGGAACAGCATTGACGCAAGGTATTCCTTTAATATTAGACAACCTAACTAATATAGTCACACAGATGGCTGCGGCGGCACGTAGTACGAACTGGGCAGAGGTAGGACTTGCCATATCTGACGCAATCGCGAATCTGTTTAGCGGAGATGCGAGTGGGCTGCTTACTGCAGCTATGGAGCTTATATACGCGCTTACGAGTGGAATCATCACCGCAGCACCGATATTGATTGACGGACTAATGAACACAGTTGCGCAGATGGTTGATAATTTGCTGATATCACTACCAACCTTTATTGAGACTGGCGGCACTATGCTGATGAGCTTGCTGCAGGGTATATTTAATCACATACCTGACTTACTGAATACGGCTGTGACGCTTGTGGAGTCGCTTATATCAAGTATAGTAAACAATCTTCCGCAGATAGTAAGCACAGGTGTTGATATGCTTCTTAGCCTTGTAGATGGCATTACAGGGAATTTGCCGTATATAGTTCAGGCAGCTATTCAGGCTATCACGTCACTCGTGACTACTATAGTATCGAATCTTCCGCAGATAATATCTGCCGGTATTCAGATTATCGCAAGCCTTGTATCAGGTCTTGCTCAGGCACTACCACAGGTGGTAAGCACGGTGCTGTCGATAGGCGGTACCATCATTGATACATTCCTGAATACAGACTGGCTGGGGCTTGGCAAGCAGATTATAAGCGGCATAGCTTCGGGTATATCGAACTCCGCAGGCTCGCTCTTTTCGTCTTTAAAAAATCTGGCATCAAATGCGCTTTCGACAGCAAAGTCAGCTCTGGGCATACATTCGCCTTCAAAGCTGTTTCGTGACCAGGTCGGTGCCATGATAGGTGCCGGTGTTGTTGAAGGTATAACCGGAACGGAAGATGATATGCAGAGTGCTCTTACCGGACTGAGTGACCTTGCAACTATGCCACAGCTTGCACTTGCAACAAGCACAGGTACCGTATCGAGTGGCTACGTAGCAGATACCGACGGTGAGATGGCTTGCTATGTCACGGTGAACGTTGGACAGGAGAGGCTTGAGAAGATAATCACTAAGGCTATAGTGTCAAGGAACTATAAGACAGGAGGTGCATGATGCAACTCATCATCAATGATATAGAGTATCCCGAACCTCAGTGGGCTGAAGGGTATAGTGCTACGTCTGAGAGGTCAGCAGAGGAGTTCGCAACAGAGGATGGCGGCTTTCAGGAAGTAGTACGCACTGAAAGACTTGTATCAATAAGCGTGAATATGTATGCGGATAGTAAGTGGCTTGATATCATCAGAAACCATGCTATAAGCAATCCTGTGACTGTGCAGTGTAATTATCCTGATACGGCGGCACTTACCACCAGGAAGATGCGGATGACACTCGGAGAGGAATCACTTGTCAGAGGCTCTGATGATGCCACTGCAGGAGGTTTGTGGGAGATATCATTTACGCTTAAAGCATATAGCCCCGACTAAGGAGAAGATATGTACTCAGTAACTGATGAATACTTAACATCGATGAAGGGATACGTTCATCGGTTCAAGATAAAGATAGATATAGGCACGGACACGTTTACGGATGAAGACCTGATAAGCGGTTCGTGCCGTTTTAGTGTGGCGAACAGTGACTCGGACAGTGTCAGTATCGGTACGGCTAATATAGGCGAGTTCAAGTGCACACTCCGGAGCGACAACATCACCAGATATTCACTCTATGGTAAGACTGTGACGGTGAGTGTCGGACGGCTTGTCGATGATGAATATATCTATATACAGCAGGGTGTGTATGTCATAAGTGATGTGTCGAGAAGTAAACAAGGCTTTGAGATATCAGCTTATGACCTGATGTCGAAGTTCACGAAGACGTTTAGTAGCTCATACCTGGGTAACTCAGCGAGTGTCTATGACTGGCTTGCTCTTGCTTGTAAGTCCTGCGGTGTCACGCTTGGTATGACTTCTGATGAATGTGCAGCACTGCCAAACGGTGGTAACTCACTCACACTGTATA